TAAACGCCGTAAATTTGGCCTACATGCAGGTATCAACAGGGGCGATGAGTTACACCCAGGCAATAAAGGAAAGCATACTGGAAGTGGCCGGTAATGGATTGAAGGTCATCAACTTTGCAAACAGACGGGATAAATTGGACGTTGCTGTCAGGCGTGCGGTGCTTACGGGCGTAAATCAAACGACCGGTAAGTTGACCGATACACGCGCGGACGAAATGAAAATTGACTTAGTCCAGACTTCGGCTCACATAGGTTCTAGACCGTCCCATTCTCTGTGGCAGGGTCAGATATTCTCAAGATCAGGTAAGAATAAAGATTATCCTGATTTTGTGTCATCCACTGGGTATGGTACGGGTACAGGGTTGATGGGGTATAATTGCCGGCATTCTTATTATCCGTTTTTTGAAGGCATAAGTAAGAACGCATACAATCAAGCTCAATTAAACAGCTACGCCGATAAGAAAGTAAAGTACAACGGGAAAGAGTTATCGTTTTACGAAGCTACCCAGCAACAGCGTGCAATTGAACGCGCAATCCGACAGTCTAAACGAGAGGCCGGAGCTTTGCAATCGGCGGGTATTGACAACTCAGAGCAACTGCAAAAAGTAAAGTCGTATCAAGCCAAGATGCGCGACTTCGTGGAACAGACTGGACTTGACAGACAAAGAGTCAGGGAACAAGTATTTAATTATAATAATAAAACTATTTTATCACCATCAAATAGTTTAGAAGAATGGAAGAAAAAACTAAATGAAAATGAACTGGCTGCTATTCATCATTGGGGCGTAAGCGGAGCAGATATACGCAAATATCAGCGCGGTGAAATAGATGATAAAAATGTAAAATTTTATGCAGATAATTTTAATACGGCGCTGGATAAAGGCGTAAAATATGATGGTACTGTTTATAGGGGTCTTTCTAATGTTGATGATTCAACAATAAAAACATGGATGGGTTCTCCTAAAATACAATTAAGTAATGACCAATCAACAACAAAATCTTTTGATCTTGTACAAGGTTTTTCTGGAACGGGAGGGAATGGAAGTGTTGTGTGGGAGATCGAACAAAAAAGAGGTGTTAGCTTATTCGAGATGACAAAGGTAACATACGGAGGAAAGTCAACCCAAGAGTTTGAGGTTGTCATTAGAAACGGAACTGAATACAAAATAACTGGTTGGGATTATATAAGCAGTAAAACAAATAAACCGTTTGACTTTTCAGACTATTTCACTGGTACAGATTATTCATTGAAAAACTTACCAGATGATTTTGTTATACATAGAGACACGGTTAGGGGATTTTATAAGTTTTATCTCAAGGAGAACTAATGGAAAAGCCATATATTGTTGAATACGATAAAAAAGAAATAAAGATAGTTAATTGAATAATATATTCGTAATATCGAAAGATGTATAATGGATTTGGAGGATATGACATGAATACACTGATCACTGTTTGTACAATCGTAGTTTTGGTTTTCACCAACATCTTATTTTTTGGATGGCCTTTATATTGGAGCAATTCAAAATCAGATAGGGCAGTATGGTTTGTATGGTTCGTGATAACTGCCTCATGCTGGATCATGGCAGGTAGAATATTCGGGTGGTGGTGATGAACCAAGAAGAGCACAGAGTATTGGAACGGGCAGCAAACATCTTGCGCATGGAAGAGGCGCGGCGGGTGTATGATTACACCGATGTGCAAAATCCGTATGGCGTTGTTTCCGGTAAAAAGATGATCATGGATGCAAAGTTCGCTATCCGAGAGGTTCTATCAAACTACGAGATTCTACACAATATCGATGATGTGCAGGTTGAAAGATGAGTAAAGAGTTCCGCGCGTTTCTTGAGTTAGTTTTCTCGCTGTGCCAACAGTATGTTTCCTGGTACAAAAAAGAAATCAAAGACAAGTGATTTATGGTATAATCATTGTAATGTAACGCGTTAGCGCGGGACACACCTAATCAGAGTAGGACAACCGTCACGCTCTTGGAGAAATCCGAGGCGTGACTTTTTTGTTAATTAGTTATCCGCAAACTTAAAAGGGCGGTAGTCCTGATGGCGGAGAGGCCATCTAAAATAATTCTTAGGCAGAAGGAAACCATAATGAACAAAAAAGACTTGACAGATTTAGGAATCGCAGAGGACGTTGCAGAAAAGATTATCGTGCTGCATGGTAAGGACATTGAAGCCAAGAAGTCAGACATCGTTGCTGAAAAGCAGCGGGCCGATGGACTTCAAAAGCAACTTGATGAAGCGGGTAAAACAATCGAAGGGTTCAAGAAATTAGACCCTGAAGCATTGCAAAAATCAGCCGATGAATGGAAATTACAGGCTGAAACAGCTAAAGCAGATGCCGAGAAACAAGTTGCTGAATATAAACGATCCACTGCCGCTGAAAGATTTGTTGAATCGTTGAAACCGAAGGATCAATTATCAAAAAGCGCTATCCTGTCTGAATTTATGAAAAAAGACTTCAAACTGGATGATGCTGGATTCCAGGGTGCTAACGAATGGGCGACTACTTTCAAAACAGAAAATTCTGCGCATTTTATTTCTGAAAGTCCGTTACCAGAGATCGTTGCAAAAACAAACACGAATAGCGTGATTAGTGACAAGGTCGTATCAGCGGCTATGGCCGCCGCCGGGCTTGTTGTAGAAGGAAATAAATAATGACTCAATCTTTTGATCTTGTAACCAAGTTCCAGCCAATCCTGGACGGTATTTATAAGAAAGCATCCCTTACCGCTGTCATGGACAGCATGTCCCAGCCTATTGAATTTGCCGGGGCAAATGTAGTCAAAGTGTTCAAAACTACCATGGGCGGATTGGGTGACTTCGCTCGTGGTGCTGATTATCCTGCCGGTGAAATTGTGGGAACCTGGGAAGCATTGACCCTTGCGGCTTCCCGTGCCCGTCAATTGCAGGTTGCCCGTATGGACAACGAAGAAACTTTAGGTATGGCCTTCGGTACTGTTGCCGGTGAGTTTATGCGCACCAAAGTTGTGCCTGAAGTGGATGCCTATCGCTTTGCAAAATACGCAAGCACCGCCTCAATTTCAACCACAGCCGGAGCAACCCTGACATCAAGTACAGTTTTGGCCGCTGTTGATGCAGCCGCTTTGCAGATGGACGAGGACGAAGTTCCCCCGGAAGGTCGTTTGCTGTACGTCTCTTCTACCGTCGGTAAAATGATCGATGCAGCTGTTACCCGTATGTTGGGTAATGAAAGTTCTGCTAATCGTATCCTGAACACTCTTGATCAGATGACCATCATCCGCGTTCCTCAGACCCGCTTCTATACCATCATCGACTTGGAAGCTGGTGCAACTGCATCTGCCGCCGGTGGATATTCCAAGAACTCAAGCGGTAAGGAAATCAACTTCATGTTGATCCATCCGTCCGCTGTTGTTCAGGTCGTGAAACAATCCCTCGACAAAGTTTTCAGTCCTGATGTAAATCAGTCCAGTGACAACTGGATTTTCGATTACAGCATCTACCACGATGCCTTTGGTTTGGAAAACAAGGTCGATGGTATCTACCTGCATAAGAAAGCGTAGGAATCCATGAAACTTTACAAAGATGGAATTTTCCGTAACACCGTAAGTCCTACTTTGATTGCAGAATTGAAGCGGGCCGGGTATGCCGAAGTAAAAGAGCCGGTAGAAATGCCGGCTCAGGATGAACCTATTGACGAAAAACCAACTAAGCCAGTTGGTAAAAAGGACGGTAAATAATGGCATACGGGCGAATTGATGGGTCTGATTGGCTTAAACAATTGAACGACAATTTCGATGTTTTGGAATTGGCTGAATTGATTGAATTGGCTTCCAATGCAGAAACTATCACCGGAACAGATGCCACAAAAGGAGTTTCACCGGCTGGATTTATTGCCGCACTTGCCGCACTTGCACATCCGATTGTTACAAGTTCTTCAATAAAAGCAACTACGGCACCAGTTGACCATACCCACCCCGCTATTGGAGTTGGGGTTTATGGTACTCCGGTGGTTGAAACTTCTCTGGTTGACTGTATTGGATTTACTGTCAACATGGCAACTGCAACAAATAAAACTGATGCTGACACATCAAGTATGGCGGCATTTATTGGATCGTCAAACACTACTGATACCCCGCATGTGAAAGTTCAAGGGTTATTGGCAAGTGCCACGGTTCACGGTGATCTATTTGACGCTTACGCAGTTCAAGGTCATTTAACAATTCACGATGCAATGGCTACCCATGATCCTAACGCACATCTTACCGGATTATCAGGTAAAGCTCTTTTATCCGCAGCCGTAGAACAGGGTTGGGTTACTGGAGTTCTGGCAATCATTGATGGGGCTGGTGCGGTTACTGGATTATGCCATGCAATCGCCGGACAGGTTGAGGCCGGAGTTGGTGCAAACGTCTGTGACGCTGTATTGTTCCTTGGTGCAGATGCAACCGTACCAACAGCAATTGAGTTGTCTGGAGTTGCGAACATGACTGCATTTTTGAAAGTCAATGCCATTGGCGGTTGTGTAATTGCAAACGCCCTTGTGCCTGCGACTGATCCGGGTGCTGGAACCGTGGGAGCTGATGCCTGCTTGAAAGTTATGGTAGGTGCCACACCATACTACATTCCTATGTATGACACGCTTCACGGATAAAACTATGACCAAAGAACAGATTGAAAAACGCAAGCAGGAACTTGAAATGGCTAAGGATCAATTGATTGCCAATATTAAACAAAACACGGCTAATTTACAGGCTACCATTGGAGCCATTCAAGACTGCGAGTATTGGTTATCGTTAGAGGAATCAGAGGAATAATAAAATGGCCGCCTACGTTGATTACGCATATTATACGACTACCTATCTAGGGGCGGCCATCGCTTCCGCTGACTTTGCACGACTGGCTTCGAGAGCGTCGGCAATGATTGACATTATCACGTACAACCGCGCAGTTGCTATTATCTTGGCCGACACAGACGATGACACGATTGACAAAATCCAAATGGCGACTTGCGCGGTTGCTGAAGTTTACGGCATGCTTGAAAAACTACCCGGTGAAAGTGGCGGTGAAATAGCATCGGAGAGAGTTGGCAATGTGTCCGTAACTTATGTGCAAAACAGCACCTCTACCATATCAGACAACGCAAAAATGATGAACGCGGCCAGGATGTACCTACTCAACACCGATCTGTTATATCCAGGGTTCAATGAAGATGAAATCTAACACTGGAATGACAATCTACAATAAATACGTGTCCTCTGGAACTGAAAAGTATCAGAGGACACAAATTACCAATGTGCAATGGGAGAATACCAAAGCGTCGAATATCCTTGCTTCTGGGGTGTTAGAGGCCAACAAGTTTACGATTTACATCTCATTCAATGGACATGACGCGAATTATTTACTACCCAAAGCATGGTTAGCACTGGCTACTAAAACAGGAAAGTTTACGCTGAATGAAGGCGATGTAATTGTAAAAGGACTGATTACAGATGAAATAACTTCTACTCCCACGGTGTTTACCATATCAGACCTGAAAGCGAAGTATGACAATGTGGCCGTTATAAAATCAGTGGATACATACGATCTTGGATCGTACAACATGAACCATTGGCAACTTGGAGCGACATGACCCCGCCGATCATCAAGACCCCACGCGGTGAAATATTTACAACGGCAAGTGGTAAGGCTGAGCTTAAATGGAATACAAATTTTCAGCCAAAGTGGCAGGGTAGATACACAGAATCACAGAAGTTTGTAGACAGTGAGATTTTACGAAGGTGCGAACCATACATCCCGCTAAAAACAAGCATGCTTATCAAGTCCGGTATATTGGGAACGGACATAGGCAGCGGAGAGGTCAAATGGATTGCACCATACGCGAAACCACAGTACTACATGAAGCGCAAGCCAGGAAGTGAGACGGGGCCTAACCGTGGGCCTCTATGGTTCGCAAGGATGAAAGGTGTTGACGGGGCATACATCATAAAGCAGGGTAGAAAGTTGGCCGGAGGAAAATGAGCATAATTAGCGCACTTCAAACCTACATCAAAACTTTTCCATCTCTTGAAACTGGTAGGATGGTTTTTGTTGATTATCTTGGAGTTACTTATGACACTGAATATTCGATTACTCCATTGCCAGGGACAAGAATTATAGAAGAAACAATAACTGGCATAAAAACCATGGAATACCCATTTGCATTTATGACAAAAGTTCTCACCGCGGATGACTTAGAGAGAGTCGGAAATAATGGATTCCAAGAGACTTTCGCCACTTGGTTGGACACGCAAACATTAGCAGGGACATTCCCAACTCTTGAAGCAGGAAAGACACCTGAAAAAATTGAGGCTGTATCCTGGGGTTATCTTTTTGAACAAGGTGAATCTCAGTCAGGTATTTATCGTATCGAATGTAAATTAACCTACGCACAAGGAGCGTAAATTATGACAACTGCAAAAATTAAACGAAGTCAGGTAGCAACCTTTCTGAATACTACCCCAAGCTCAACCGCTACTTATTCGCGCTTGGGTGATGGTGTTTCTTCCGGTACGATTGAGTACAATCCGAAAGTAACCGAAGAAACCTATGTACATGAGGACAACGCCACAAAGACCATTGACTCATACGCACCGGTAATGTCCATCGAAGCAACCGCCGTAAACGGGGATGCTGTGTTTGAGTTTATCGATGCCTTACGGATTGCTCGTGCTGTTTTGGATGATGCCGAAACTGATATTGTTGAAGTCCGCATGTACGAGACCGGCGGGCCCACTGCTTACCCTGCTGAAAAGCAAAACGTGGCTATCCAGATTGATAGTTTCGGTGGCGATGGTGGCACGGCTACCAAGATCAATTACACCATCAATTACATCGGTGATCCGGTCGTTGGAACATTCAACGCTTCAACTTCTGCATTTACCGCAAGCTAAGAGGTGATTTATGGCTAAGATCAAACGAAGCCAAGTACGACATTTTTTGAATACCGGAACTATTCTCAGTCCTACATGGTCGCTGATCAGTGAAGGCGTACCATCTGGAACTATTAACTACAATCCGAAGGTCACAGAAGAAACTTACATCGGGGATGATAACGCAACTAAGACGATTGATAGTTATGCCCCGGATATGGCTATTGAGGCTACGGCAGTCAATGGAGATGCTGTGTTTGAGTATCTTGACGCTTTACGGATTGCCAGGCACACGCTGGACGATGCGGAAACTGAGATTGTCAATGTGTGGATGTACGAAACTCCCGGCCTGACTTATTACAAAGCAGAAAAACAGGCCGTATCTTTGCAGGCTGATTCATTCGGTGGGGATGGTGGGGTTGCCGCGAAATTCAATTACACAATCAACTTCTTGGGTGATCCTACACCTGGAACATTCAGTCCAACGGCATTGGCGTTTGTTGCGAAACCAGTCAATACCATCCTTACCACCATGGTGATTGGCAGCGTGACATTGACCCCGTTATTTGCCACTGATAAATCTTGGTTGTGGTATGCCGGGTCAGTATCTAATGGTACAACTACGGTAACGATGACTTCCACGTTATCAGGTGCAACTATCCTGCAAAAAGTAGGAAGCACAACGGTTTTACAGGGCGATCCAGCATCGTTATCTGTTGGCGTGAATCATCTCACCATCACCGTTACCGTGGGCGCTGAAGTTTCCGTTTATTCTATCGACATTACAAGGGCAGCCTCATAATGGATAACATAAATATCGGTGATGGGACTAAACGAATATCGATCAACGAAGACCCGGAACGAGTGATCTCATTCAACCCAAAGGATACTCTATTCGTCGAGAAGTTTTACCAATTGATTACCGACTTCGATGTGAAGAGCAAAGAGTTTTCAACCAGGGCTGATGAAATTTCAATCACCACAGAACTTGACGGTAACGGTATCCCGGTGAACATGGGAGAGTCGTTCGACCTGTTGAAAGACATTTGCAATTATTTGCGCGAACAGATTGATTTTGTATTCGGTAAAGACACATCACAAAAAGTATTCGGTGACGCGCTTGACCTTGATGTATTCCAACAGTTCTTTGAAGGGATCATGCCATTTATTCAATCAGCAAGGACTGAAAAAGTGGCACGCTACACCAAAAACGGGCGTGTAATAGGCGCTACGATGAAATGAGTATACTTGTAGACCAATTGCCTACAGCGTTTGAAATTGATGGGACAGAGTATGCCATTGATGTTGATTTCAGAACGTGTATCAATATCATCATGGCATTTGAAGACCCTGAATTGACGAACATTGAAAAGCAATTGGTCATGCTTGAAAACTTGTATCAGGATCAACCAGAGAACACAGCCGAAGCCATACGAATGGCGGTCAAGTTTCTGAATGGTGGATCAGAAGAAAAGGAATCAGAAAGCGTCTACTCTCCCAGGGTGTACAGTTTTACGAAGGATGCACAGTATATTTTTTCAGCGTTCTTACAGACTCATGGAATTGATTTACAAACGGTTGACATGCACTGGTGGAAGTTTTTAGCTTTATTCATGGACTTGGGAAGCGATACCACGTTTTCAAATATCGTTAGTCTCAGGAAGAAAATAAAAACTGGTAAGGCAACAAAAGAAGAAAAGGAAGCCGCGCGGGAGATCGGACACATCTTAGATTTACCAGAGGATGACGACCGATCCATTGACGAGAAAGAGGCAGAACTTGAATTTTTACGACTGGTAGAGGAAGGTAAGAAAAAATGAAACGACTTAACTACGATAAAAAGATCATGGGTAAGTTACTAAGTGAGCCAGGCGTAAAAGAAAACTACAGAAAAATGACCGCGAATGAACGCTCTTTATTCAGGTCATTATTGATAAAACAAGGCATTTACGATCGTTACGTGAAAGAGAAAAGATAATGGCTGCTTACGACGGAACAATTCTCATAAACTCAAAGATTGATGCCACTGGATTTAACAAGGGGGTTAAGAATATATCCGGTGGTCTGAGTGGTTTAATGGGTACGCTTGGAAGACTTGGCGCTATTATTGGTTTGGTTTTCAGCGTCGGGCAAATAGCACAATTTGGAAAGACAGCCGTGGACGCGGCAAGTAGTTTGTCATCTGCCATGGTTGGCCTTGAATCTGTTGTTGCTGGCCAGGGTGCAAGTTTTACCCAGGCTAAAAAGTTTATCGATGAATATATTTCAGATGGACTTGTCCCAGCCACTAATGCAATCACGGCTTACAAGAATCTATCCATGCGCGGGTATGATACTACGCAGATCGAACAAACCTTAACTATTTTGAAGGATACGGCTGCATTTGGTAGGCAAGCCAGTCTATCAATGGGTGATGCTGTGCAAACGGCAACTGAAGGTTTGAAGAATGAAAATTCCATCCTGGTAGATAATGCAGGTGTGACTAAAAACGTATCTATGATGTGGAAGGATTACGCAGAAAGCATAGGTACGTCCGTAAATAACCTAACCAAACAGCAAAAGATACAAGCCGAAGTAAATGGTTTGATGATTGAAAGCCGCTTCCAGACCGGGGACGCTCAAAAGGCACTCGGTACTTATGCCGGGCAGGTTTCCGCTCTTTCAGCGGTGTTTATGAATTTCAAGGTAGCGTTGGGTAATGTGATCATCCCATTGCTTCAGGTGTTGATACCGATCATCACAAAGGCACTGGTTTACCTAACCATTTTCCTGAATAAACTGGCTCAAGTCATGGCGGCCTTATTCGGTGTTGGCGCGAAGTCGAGCGACATGAATAAAGTCGCTGACAATACCAACGCGGCGGCTGTTGCCCAAGATAACTTGGCGAAGTCAACCACTGAAGCTGGCAAGGCGGCTAAAGGTGCTTTGGCGGCGTTTGATGACCTGAATGTTTTGGATACCGGAACGGATGCCGGGGCCGGTGTATCTCCCGTAGTTCCTGAAATTGGCGCAATATCCGGTGGGGATATGATGCCAATCGATATAGAGGATACTATCGCTTTGAGAGTAGAGAAAATAAAAGAGATATTCAGAAACGCCTGGGAAAGTATCAAACTTGGCGCGACTAACTCTTGGGAATGGGTTAAAGGCGTATGGGCCACGGTAGCCGATTGGTTTACCGTTACGGTCATCGATCCATTACGAAAGCCATTCGCTGATTTAGTGGATGCTGTGAGTAATGCGTTTATCCAGATAAAAGCTTCATTCATTGATCCGCTAGTACAAGTTTTTATGAATTACCTATGGCCTATCATAAAATCAGTGTTTGATTTACTTGTAAAAGCCACCCAGAACACATGGACTATTCTTGTGGCATTATTCAATGTCGGTGTACAGGGTATCGTCGGTGTGATTACCGGATTGATGCAAATATTGACTGGTATCATCAACTTCATTACTGGAATTTTCACAGGTAATTGGAAACTTGCATGGCAGGGCGTCACCGAGATATTAAAGGGTGTATTTACTACCTGGTACTCCATTGTTAAGGTCATTGTAAATTCAATCATCGAAGTGATCAACGGCATGATCCGGGCCATCTCTTTGGGAGTAAATGCGGTCATCGGACAACTGAATAAGATCAATGTAACGATCCCTTCCTGGGTTCCGGGTGGTTTAGGTGGTAAAAGTTTCGGCGTGAATATTCCAACTATGGGAACATTCCAGATTCCAAAACTTGCCACAGGTGCGGTAATTCCACCAAACAAACAATTTGCGGCCATCTTGGGTGATCAAAAGTCAGGTATGAACATTGAAAGCCCGGTTGAATTGATGAGGCAGGTTGTCATGGAGGCCATCGCTGCAAGCCAGGGAGAGCAAAAGATCACTATAGAATTTACTGGATCATTGGCGGCGTTGGCGCGGGAATTGAAACCAAAGATAGACTTTGAAAATAAGCGGGTTGGTGGAAGCCTGGTATCAGGGAGCATGGCATGACAATAATCATTGACAGCGTGACTTATGATGTACCGATCATCAACATGGATGAAACGGCTGACTTCCTGTATAAATATGCCGAAAGGACTGAGGATGGTATACTTCACTCTGAACTTATCGGGGTGTATTTCAAC